ATCTGCGTTTTCATCTTCATCTAACCGTGTGATATAATGCCCATCAGATATAATTCTAGTTTTAATACTTCGAGGTTGTTCTGTTTGTAATAGCGTAACGTCTACACCTAAACTCTTTAAGTTTTCGTGTACAAGTCCGGCTCCACCTAACGATGTTGAAATACGTTCAATATTAACTATAGGCACTGGCGCTTCAGGACTAATTCGTGAACTAGTACCGTAAATATACTTGTCAATTATTACATCACCAAAGACTAAAACTTTCATAGTTTTATTATACCTGATTATTTAAGATTTGTCAAGTAAATCTATTACTTGAAATACTGTTTGTAGTTTGTTTAAATTAATTTTACTTTGAAGTGTATTACGTAATCCATGATGTAGAGGTTTTGGCCAGTGTCCAAAACTAACCCAAGCATATCCATCATGTTCTTCATTTAAGTGCGGAATAAATTCGTCTTCTACTACACATAGATATGTATGGAATTGGAATTTGCTATCAGTAGATACAAACGTTTCTAAAGGCATTGTTTTAGTAATACTAGGCAACTCGCCGATTTCTTCGGTAATTTCTCTTTGTAGTCCTTCCCAAGGCGTCTCACTACCTTCGTTGGTGCCGCCAACAAGGCCCCATAGATTATTATGTTTGCCATTACGTCGATGCAAAAAGAGAAATCTTTTTGTTTTTAGACTATAAAATAAGGCACCACTGCAAACTATTTCGCTCATAAAAATAGTTATCCGTTAAGTGCTACTCTCCAAGTTCCTTGTGGATATAATCCTTCAACACTAAGTAGCCATTCTTCACCATTCCAACGGTATTGTACTCCAGTGTTTAAGTTAGTAATATATGTTACTGTTGTGTTATTAACTGTAGCTGATGCATCAAATATTACACTCCATGCACTTCCACTCCATTCAATAATATCATTTTCACTTGCAACTACATCTGAATTATCTAAATTTTTCCAGGCATCTGCACCATCTGTATTTCCAGTAGCACCTATTGGTCCAAGTAATAACACTCTTGTTCCTTGTGTTTTACTTGCAGGGAATGTTTTAGTAGGATCAATAATATAATCAACTGATGTTAACGAACTATTAGATCTATCCGGACTGCTAATGATAGTATTAGCAGGAAAACTATCAGTATCCCAGTTAACAACAATCTGTGTATCATCTAATTCATTAACAGCAAAAGTGCCTGTTATCGAACTACTTGTATCTATCTTAGTAAGATATATACGACTAATACCAGCTTGATACTGTCCTGGATGTGTATCAATTATATTTTTCCAACTAGTTTGTCCTATTTTGCCTTTATCTGATAATTCAACAACTGTTCCGTTAACAAATAAGTCATATCCTTGATAATTTGTTGTAACAACATGTGGTGTAGCTGTAGTTGATATACCTCTACTCTTATTTTTATCTGAGGTTCCTGGTACAGCTGAGTCATCAAATGCATTAATAAGAGGAGCAGATAATCCTAATTCTACAGTACCTTGTGATTCGTCAAATATACTAGTAATAATATTTGCAATAACACCTAAGCGTTTAACTTTTACTGGCGGTGAAATCCATATAGGTGTTGTAAATGTAAGTGTTGCAACGTCTATTTGATCATCAATACCTACTGGTATAGCTCGAGAACTAAAGTTAACATTGTCTAATGTTACTACTGATAAACTTGTCCAATCAATGTAATTATCTGTAGTTTGTAATTCTAAACTAGGATTAAACAGCATTAGTATTTGTTCTAGTATTTGCAATTTTTGATCTGTATTTGTACTCCAAATATCTAAGTTAACAGTTAACATATAAGGTGTTGGCATTAATCTTTCAACTGTATAATTTTTGCCTTCAAAATTTAAATATTCTTGACCTGAATTGTCGTATGCTTTTTCTCTTACATTAACTTTACTCACATAACTTTGATCAGCAGTTCTATCTCTATCCAATGCTAGTCCTGAAATATATAACGCCATACGAGGCGCACTAGGAATTTTGTTCTCGCTGTTGCCTTTAATAATATTAGCAACTTGTCTAGTTAAATCTCCGTACAATACTGGAATAACTGTTTCTGCTCCCTTACCATCCTTGTAAGAATAATTACTAAACATCCTTACTAGTTGTGTGATATAGCGCCTTACTTGTCCATCGTAAAAATGTTGACTCATTAGTTATCTGCCTTTGGTCTAAGTGCTTTTGATAAGCCTTGGCGTTCTGGTACTGTTTCACCACCAATTTGACTTGAAGCTGTGTTGTTAATAAAGGAACCTTTTTGTGTAGTACGTGTATTAGTATTAGATAGTGTAACACGAACATCGTCTTGTACTTTTAGCCATCTAGTACCGTCATATTTAAATAATCTTTTTGGTAACATATCTGTTCTTAAAAAGTAATCACCTGTAATTCTAGTTGTTGGAAAGGTAATACCCTGACCAAAAGCGGCACCATTTGGAGCTTCTCCTGTGCCTAATAAGTATCCTTGATATCCGTCTCTAGAAGGTCTATCAGCTACTTCGTCTGCACTAATAGTAATATTACTTGCATCAAAATCAGTTTCATCAGCAGTTTGTAATGCAACACTGCCGTCTGCATTAGTAGCTAAAGTATAGTAATGACTAATATCGTAACCACTCTTTGCCGCATCTGCTTCGGCTTGTGCAACCACTGCATTATTAATTTGCATCTCTGTTTCATATGTGCTAAGTAGATCTCTTAAAGTAGTATCTGAGCCTTCTTCTGCAGGCAAACTTAATACTTCTTTAAACTCTTGACTATCTACTAATGATTTTAACTTCAAACGATATAAGTGTGGATACCACGTAGGCGTAAATCCTTCAGCGGCTCTGTTAATATCATCTATAACATAGAATCTTTTTAATGCCATTGTATTATCATCAAGTGCATATTCGTCTTTTAAATGAGGCAATTCTATAACATCACCATTCATAAGTTTTCTACCTATAGTTTTTACACTACTGTTAATATGAACAGTCATAAACAATGTATCGTTTTGTAAAAATAGTCCAAATTGACTAAGATCAAAATCTACATCTTGTACATTATATATACCCCGTATTTCGTATACAGAAGTATCATATTTACGATCTCTGTTTTCTAAAAATAGCATATCTTGTATATTAGATGCTGTAACTCCGCCACTGTAATTGGGCTGATCGGCAGTTGCATCAGAAGTCGCTGTATTTTCGGGTCCGAGGTATTTGTGAACATATACGTCGGTTCCTCCTACAGTAAACATCTCAAGGATCTGTTTGTCTAAAAACGTGTAGTCCTTGCCCTTTTCTGGTTTGTATAATGATAGTCTTGGCATACACATATTTATCGTTACGATAAATACTAGTGGAGATTATTTAATATGGCAAACACAACAACAAAGAAACAAGAAGTATTTGACTATGTTCATGCTATGTTAGGCGGTGGAATGGTTGATGTAGAGTTAGATCCTATACATTACGAAACTGCATTAACAAAAGCATTAACAAGATACCGTCAAAGGAGTGATCATTCAGCAGAAGAGTCATATTTGTTTTTAAAAACAGTTGTAGATCAAAATAGTTACATTCTTCCAAACGAAGTTATGGAAGTTAGAAAGATATTCCGTAGGACTGTTGGATCAAGATCAGGCAGTGGAGACGGCGGAAGTATATTTGAACCGTTTAACTTAGCCTATACTAATACCTACTTGTTGTCTAGTACTAATATTGGTGGACTTGCAACATATGATATGTTTAGTCAATATCAAGAATTAGTAGGACGTATGTTTGGTAGCTTTATTGAGTTTAAATGGAATAGTGTATCAAAAGAACTTACTTTATTACAACGACCTAGAGGCGAAGAAACTTTGATGTTATACGCATACAACTACAGACCCGACGAGTCTTTACTGTCAGATTACTTAGCAATTGATTGGCTTAAAAGTTATACTCTTGCTACATGTAAGTTTATGTTAGGCGAAGCAAGGTCAAAATTTGCAACTATTGCTGGACCACAAGGTGGATCACAACTAAACGGTGATACATTAAAAGCTGAAGCACAAGCTGAGATGGAAAAATTAGAAAACGAAGTGTCACTAGCTGTTGCCGGCGGCACAGGTTACGGATTTACTATAGGTTAAGCCAAAAAACTACTTGACAATACATTAAAACAGTTATATAATGTAAGTATGCAGTATATAACAACACCAATGTGGTCAGTTCCACTATTTAAAACAAACATAGGTAAGCCTGATCCTATTACTATGGCTTGGGTTAAAAATTTAGAGTATCCACACGAAGCTTCTGGACACGATCATACTGATGACAAGTATATATTAGATCAACCAAAGTTTAAAAAGTTAAAAACAAAATTAAAAGAAGTTTGTGACTTTTTTGTACACACTGAATTAGGCATCAAAGACGATGTTAATTTTGAAATACAAAATAGTTGGATTAATAGACATCGTGCAGGCGAACATAATACATTACATTGGCATTCAAATGCTATGCTAAGTGCAGTGTATTATATCCAAAATGAACCAGGAGCAGGCGCAATACAATTTCAGCGTTCGCATCTATATTATAATTTATTTCACGATACAGTTAGAGTTGATTATAAAGACGATGTATTAAATCAATATAATTTAGATTTGTTTTCGATCGAACCAGTTAGTGGCGACCTTGTTATATTTCCGTCGCATGTTGAACACATGGTAACACAAAATCAAACACCATCAGAACGTTATAGCCTAGCATTTAATCTATTTGCTAGAGGACACGTTGGCGCAGGGACGTCACAAATAAAACTATGAAACACCAAGTAATTCCATTATTTTCTATTCCATTATTTCAAACTAATATAGGTCAGCTTGATGTTATTACTATGGCCTGGATTAAAAATTTAATTTATCCAAGCCAAGCAGTAGGACATGACGGTAGCGAAGATCATTTGCCAAAACATAAGCAGGGTATGCATATACTACATAATAAAAAACTTAGAAAACTTAAAGATCAAATACAAAATTGTATTGACTACTTTGCTCATGAAGTGCTTGATATAGAAGATCACATTAACTTTGAAATACAAGCAAGTTGGATTAATAAAATACAGTCTGGCGATGCTGATATTGTAAAACACGGACATGCAGGATCAATGATAAGCGGAGTTTATTATATAGATACTGATGATACTACAGCACCTATAACTTTTGAAAAAGCATATATGTATCCAAACTTATTTCATAATAGTGTACCTTTAACATTTAAAAAGAAAAATTACAATCAATATAATATACAAGAATTTACATTAAATCCTCTTCCAGGAGATATATTATTATTTCCATCTCATTTAGAACATACAGTACATCGTGTTAACACTAAAAAAGATAGATACGGAATAGCATTTAACTGTTTTGCTAAAGGCGAAATAGGATATGGATCAGAACAAATAACTTTATAGGAAAAAATATGATTATTGGAGTATGTGGTCTTATCGGCGGTGGAAAAGGTACTGTTGGTGACATTTTAGTAGAACATCACAACTTTGAAAAACTTTCTTTTGCAGATAAACTTAAAGATGCTGTAGCACGTATGTTTGACTGGGACAGAGAGCTACTTGAAGGCATTACCAAAGAAAGTAGGACATGGCGAGAACAAAAGGATACGTTTTGGTCTAACGAAACTGGTAGAAATATTACTCCTAGACTAGTGCTACAAGAGTTTGGTACTGACTGTATGCGTAAAGGATTCTACGATGGAGTTTGGGTTAGTATGATTAAGAATACACTAATACAAAACCCACACAAAAATTATGTGATTCCAGATGTAAGATTTCCAAACGAAGGCAACATGATAGCTGGATTAGGTGGACAAGTCTGGAGAGTTAGACGTGGTACCGATCCTATGTGGTTACGTATATACGAAGATATTGGTCAAGTACCAACCGATGTACACGAATCAGAATACAAATGGTGCAGTATTAATCATGATACTGTTATTAATAATGACCAAAGTATGGACTATCTTAAAAATCTGGTAGCAAGTCACCTTGCTTCCATTTTACCCCAGTCTTCTGTATAATACGCTGACAGTTTGCACATACTGTTTTTAAGTTAGTAAACGAAGAATTGTTTAAGTCACCGTCTATATGAAACACATTAAACTGTTCAGGGTGTGAACTAGTATAATTACATTTCTCACAGTTATCTTTCTTCACATAACCAGCTTGCTTCCATTTAGGAATACCGTGCTTAACACCATGACGCAAACACACTTCGCATAGCCGTCTATAGTACGTTCTTCCGTCTTTTTTATAATTTATTGCCGCAGGTCTTTGCCTACATACGCATAATGGTCTCATATTGTATTTACCTCACCTTTTCCGCCCCTTTTTTTAGTGGTATCTAAAGGTAATATTTTCAATTTCATATAAATAATAGTGAACACTTTACTAAGACTTATTAGGAGAAAAATAAAATGGCGTTATCATCCCCAGGTGTTGAGGTTAAGGTAATAGACGAATCGTTCTATACCCCAGCTGAACCAGGCACCGTACCAATGATTTTTGTAGCCTCCGCCCAAGATAAAACGAATGGCGCAGGAACAGGTACCGCACCAGGTACCTTGCTTGCTAACGCAGGCAAACCTTACTTAATTACATCACAGCGTGATTTAGTAGAAACTTTTGGTGAACCAAGTTTTAAAACAGATACAAATAATAATCCAATACACGCAGGTGAACTTAACGAATATGGTTTACAAGCGGCGTATAGTTTATTAGGCGTAAGTAACAGAGCTTACGTAACTAGAGCGGCAATTGACCTAGATGCATTAACTGCAACGGCAACTGCTCCTACAGCAAATCCAGCGGCGGGCACATATTGGTTTGATACAGCAACATCAATATTTGGTATCTTTGCATGGAACTCTGCGTCGGCAGATAAGACAGGCGGCCAGAGCTTTACTAATAAAGTTCCAACAGTAATTACTGATGCAACTAAAGTAACAGGCGGAGCACCTAAAGGATCAGTAGGCGCAATAGGTGATTATGCAATAGTTGCAACAACTACACTTAACAAACTGTACTACAAGAACTATTTAGGTACTTGGGTACAAGCTGGTACAACAGCTTGGAAAGCAAGCCACGGTACAGTAGCAGGTAGTTCAAATCCAACTATTACCCAAAGTAACACATTAGTTATTAACTCGACTACTGTAACATCATCCAGTACTACATCAGCTTCTTTAGTTGGTGATATTAATACTGCGGCAATTAGTGGTATTACAGCGGCGGCAATCGACGGTGTAGTAACAATCTTTAGCACAGGAGCAAACGTTGTACTTGCAGAAGGCACAGGCGCATTAGCCGAAGCTGGACTAACAGCAGGAACTTATTATGCACCAGTACTAACTACAGCACCACATACAAGTGTTCCAGAATATAAAAGCGGTGATACTAATCCACGTCCATCAGGTAGTCTTTGGATTAAAACAACACAGCCTAATAAGGGTGCAAATTGGAAAGTTAAAGTTTGGAATGACGCAACTAAGTTATGGGATACTAGCGCCGCGCCAATATACAACACTCCACAAGAAGCACTTTACAACTTAGATAAGACATTAGGTGGTTCAGGACTAGCAATGAGTCAGCTTTATATTAAAGCTAACGACGGTGAAGCAACTGTAACAGCAGGCGATTTTAAAATTTATAAAAGAGCGGCAACAGGGGCAACTACTATTACTAGTGGCATAATTACAACAGGCATGGCAAGTGAAAGTTATGTAATTAAAATTTCAGAATCAATAGTTGGTAATGCGGCTATGTCAGCACAAGTTTCATGTAGTGGAACAACAACAGGTGCGGCAACAGATGCTGAAGTAGTTGCAAACTCAATTAATGCGGCAGGACTAACAAATGTTAGTGCGACTGTTGATGCACAAAATAGAGTTGTTATTTCACACTCTAAAGGCGGTGATTTTAGAATCGAAGATGCAACAGGAACAGCATTTGCCGGAATGGGCTTTAGTGCATATGTAAATGCAAACAGTGGCACAACTAACTTGTACACTGCACCAGCTGGTGATACAACAAATGACTTTGTTGCTTCAAACTGGAAAGTATTAACATACACAGCATCAACTACAGCACCAACAGCATTAGCGGCTGATAATACATTATGGTACAATTCAATTACTGATGAGTGCGATATTATGGTACACAATGGTACTACTTGGGTTGGATACTTAGATTCAACTAGCCCATACTATAGTGCTAGTGCAACTGCACAAACAAGTCCAGCAGGACCTATTGTAAGTGCAACAGCACCATTAGCGGCAACAGGACAGTCAGACGGAACTGCACTAGTAAATGGCGACATTTGGGTGTCAACAGCTTCATTAGATGACTATCCAACAATTTACAAATGGAGTTCAGCATTAGTTAAATGGGTATTAGTTGACAGTTCAGATCAAACTACTGAAGATGGTATACTTTATGCAGATGCACGTTGGGGATTAGCAGGTGCTACTAGTGATGTAGCAGGAACTATTATTGAGTTATTAACAAATAACTACTTAGATCCAGATGCACCAGATCCAGCACTTTATCCAAAAGGTATGATGTTGTTTAACCTACGTAGAAGCGGATTTAATGTTAAGAAATTTGTACGCAATTATATTGATACAAATGCAGTTAACAAAAGATTTAACTCAGACGAAGCAATGACAAGTTATTATACACATCGTTGGGTTACAGAATCAGCAAACCAAGCAGACGGCAAAGGAAGCTTCGGACAAGGCGCACAGCGTAAAGTTGTTATCCAAAGTCTACAAGCAATGCTTAATAGTAACGATGCAATTAGAGATGATGAATCAAGAATCTTTAATGTAATTGCTACTCCGGGCTATCCAGAGCTAATTGGTGAAATGGTTACACTGAATACTGATAGAGGATTAACAGCGTTTGTATTGGGTGATAGTCCACCAAAACTAACACCAGATGCTACTTCACTTAATGAGTGGGGAACTAACGTAAATCTAGCAGTAGAAGATAATGCTAACGGACTTGTAACAAGTGATGAATACTTAGGTGTTTATTATCCATGGGGCTTTAGTAGTGATAATGCTGGTAATAACGTTGTTATTCCACCAAGTCATATGATGCTAAGAACTATTGCACTTAGTGACCAAGTTAGTTATCCGTGGTTTGCACCAGCAGGTACAAGACGAGGAGGCATTACTAACGCAACAGCAACAGGTTATATTGATAACGAAGGCGAATTTAATTCAATTGCACTAAACGAAGGACAACGTGATACACTACAAGGTATTAAAGTTAATCCAATTACGTTTATGACAGGTGCTGGATTAGTTGCATTTGGACAGAAAACTAGAGCTAAAAATGCTAGTTCTTTAGATAGAATTAACGTTGCAAGACTAGTTGTGTATATGCGTAGTCAACTTAACAAACTTGCTAAACCTTATATCTTTGAACCAAATGATAAGATAACAAGAGATGAGATTAAACAAGCCGCAGAGAGCTTGTGCTTAGAACTTGTTGGATCAAGAGCGTTATATGACTATCTAGTTGTATGTGATGAATCAAACAACACACCAAGTAGAATAGATAAAAACGAACTATACTTAGATATAGCAATTGAACCAGTTAAGGCTGTGGAATTCATATACATTCCACTTAGACTTAAGAATACAGGAGAAATTGCAGGTCTTTAAATTCTTAAAAATGGGGGCTAGAAATAGCCTCCATTAAAAGATAAATACTAGCAACAGGAGTTATAATATGGCAATCTCAACACTCTCAAAAATTACAGTACCTCTAGCAAGTGATACTTCATCGTCAACACAAGGTTTGTTGATGCCGAAGTTACAATATCGCTTTAGAGTAACACTTGAGAACTTTGGTGTATCAACACCAACAACAGAACTAACAAAACAGGTAATTGATGTAACAAGACCAGTTGTAAACTTTGAGGAAATTGAAATCCCAGTTTACAATAGTAGAGCATACCTAGCAGGTAAGCATGCATGGGATCCGGTTACACTTAACTTGCGTGAAGATGTAAACAACAATGTACAAAAACTTGTTGGCGAACAGTTACAGAAACAGTTTGACTTCTTTGAGCAGTCAGGTGCGGCATCAGGTATTGACTACAAGTTTGTAACTAGAATTGAAATACTCGACGGCGGTAACGGAGCAAATACTCCGAACGTATTAGATACATTTGAATTATATGGTTGCTTTGTACAAAATGCAAACTACAATACGTTAGCATACAGTGCTAACGAGCCAGTTACAATAGCATTAAGCATACGTTATGATAACGCAATTCAGTCACAAGGTGGCGGCATTGGAACATCAGTAGGTAGAACTCTTAATAGTCTAGTTACTGGCGGTGGCGGCATAGGCTAAAAACTAAGTTTGTCATATTAATATTATTAAAGGGAGCTTCGGCTCCTTTTTTTATGGTCTACTTAAATGACATTTATAAATATACTACATGAGTGATTTAGATGAAATTAACAAAGGATATTACGATAGTGGTCCTATATCCAACGGACAATTAGATCCGATTTATTTGTCACCTTATAATATTAATACTCTTGAGGAATTAAAAGAGTATGGACACTTTCATAAATCTCTTGCAGACAATTTAAAAAGAAAATTTAATATTCCTGAAGATACGTTAAATTGGGAGTATCCGTATATACGTGAAGAAGAAGAAAAAAACTTTAATAGCGATCCTTGGACATACACTACTAATCAATACGGATTTAGAGACATTTGGCGTTGTAAAGCTAAACGTTCAAATTTAGGATTTTACGGATGTAGCTATACTTACGGAGAAGGTGTAGAATCTAAAAAACATTGGGCTACTCTAGTTTCTAATAGATTTAAATTTAATAAATTTAATCTTGGTATAGGCGGATCAAGTGCATTAAGAGTTGCTAGAACTTTTGTAGCAACTAATAGAGTTTTAAATTTAAATCATGCCATTATATTATTACCATCTATGAATAGAGTAGATTATAGTTTGATATATGATAAGCAAAATAGTCATTGGACTAGGTCGGCAGGGTTTATGCCTCACCTAAATCCAGAGTATGGACGAAGAAAAGGCGAAGAAGGCTTGCCTAAAAAACATAAAGAAATTTATACAGCATATGATAATAACCTTTTTATTATGAACCTAATATATGCTGTATCTATGATTACTGAATGTGCAAAAGCATATAATGTAAATATAGTATTTTCTACATGGTGTGCTGAAACATTATATACACTAGACAAAATAAATGCTCCAAATTTATATCCTAATATAGGATGTCGCATGAAAGATTACGGAAGAGATGGCTCACACCCAGGGCCAAATTCAAATCAATATTTTGCTGACAATATTACAGAATGGATATCTAGTACTCAAAAAAGGAGTGGCTGGCCAGCTATTTAATCTACGCACTTTATATTATAGATAAATATTAGTAAGGAGATCTATATGGCTAATATTTTAAATGGCTTCTTTGATAATTTAGTAAGCGGAGTATCTAACCCAAAAGGTGATATGGCCGACTTTCAGCATGCGGCACGTTTATATACTGACGATTCATTTAGACTAGCTCCTAAAACTAAATTTCTTTATCATGTTGTATTTGAATTAAGTTCTAACGCAACTAAAAATTTACCTCAATTAGATCAACGCCATAAAAACGAAATTAATCTTTTAGTTAAGTCGGCAGATTTACCTAAAGTAAGTATAAACACTGTAACTAAAAATGCATATAATCGTAAAAAGAATCTGCAAACACACTTAGAATACGATCCTGTTAACATTACATTCCATGATGATAACTTAGGTATTACTACTATGCTAATGGAAGCATATTATAGATACTATTATCAAGACGGAAACCATTATGCAGACGGACAGTCTGCACCGTTTCAATCAAGAATTACATATGCCGGAAGCGACAATCACAAATATCGTTACGGATTAGACAATGATAGCTTAGTTCCATTCTTTAATAAAATTACAATATATCAAATGTCTCGACACCAATATACTGGATTTACTTTAGTTAATCCTTTAGTAACTGGATTTCAACACGATAGCGTTGATCAAGCAGACGGTACAGGCACAATGCAAAACCAGATGACTGTTGCATACGAATCTATATTCTATAGTAGAGGTGCAACCGGTCAAGGCTCGCCTAGAGGCTTTGCACAAGAACATTATGATAATTCGCCTAGTCCGCTAGGTATATTAGGCGGTGGCACATCAAGTCTGTTTGGACAAGGCGGAGTAACTAACGGAATAAGTAGTGTATTAGGAGACCTTGCAGGTGGACAATTTAATTTAGGAACTGCACTTACTGCGTTTAATACATTTAAAAATGCTAAGACATTAACTAAAGAAGGTTTAAGACAAGAAGGGTTTAGTATCTTAAAAAATGCAATACAAGATGTAGGAAAACAAAATACTAGCGGAGTAAGAACTACTAATTTTCCAAAAACAACAACAAGTAATAATTCTAAAGTTGTTACAAGCGGTGGTAGTTATGATACAGCTGATGCTATGTATGCAAGTAAAATAGCATCTGCACAAAGTAACAATAGGGACGGATTACCGTAATGGCCGAAATAAATTTAGTACCAAAAGATAGCAGTAACAAAGTTAAAGAATTCTTTAACAATTATTTTACTGAGGCAATTAGTTTCCCAGCAAATCAAGTTGATGCTGTTGTAGGTTTTTTTGAAGCTAGAGGATTCGATACTGCTAGTGCTTCAGGTACAGCAACAGTTCTGTTACAACAAGCTAAAATTGATGACGTTAATGTTTTTACGTTACTTGATACTCTTAAAGGATTAGAAGATATACAAATAAGTCAAATTGTTGCTGAAATATTAAATTATAATAGACAAAAAAGTAGCACACTTGGTTATAAAATCACTACAACTACTAAGGCAGAAAATAGAAACATAGTGGTATAGTTATGGCCCGTTTTGCCCAAGGAAAATATTCACTTAAAAATCCAGACAAATTTGTAGGTAATAAAGCACCAACATACCGTAGCAGTTGGGAATTTACCTTCATGAGATTCTGTGATGAAAATCCTAGCATAAAACAATGGGCCAGTGAAAGTATAAAAATTCCTTATAGAAATCCGCTAACTGGTAAACATACAATATATGTACCAGATTTTTTTATTGCATATGCAGACAAAAGCGGAAAAAATAAAGTAGAACTTATTGAGATTAAACCTGCAAATCAAACACACGAAAGTAAGCTAGGTAAGAGTATGCATAATAGAGCACATTGGGTTGTTAATCAAGCTAAATGGGAAGCCGCATTTGCATGGTGTAAACAAAAAGGCATAACGTTTCGTATACTAAACGAAACAGACATATATCATAATGGAAAGAGATCGAGATGAATCTAAAACAATATGAAGCACAAATGACAGATATAGCAATGCAACATGGTAAATTTGTAAGAGGTGCCAAGTATGTTAGACAATGGGATCGACACTTTTCTGAAAAAGAATACATAGTTAAAAAAGCTGAAGAGTTTGGTATGTTAAATAACGTTAAAACAGCAATTGACGTAGGTACAGGTGTAGGAATGTTACCATATGTGCTTATGCAAAAAGGCATACATGTTGAAGGTACCGATATTGAAGAAGAAATTACAGGACCAATGTTTAAACATTGTTGTGATTTAATTAATTTGAAAAGACACCACTTGTACATTTATAATAAAAAGCCTATGGATTTTCCAGGCAAGTATGACTTGTTTATTGCTAGTAGAACAGAGTTTGACAGAGAATTTTTAGAACCAGGTGAAAAGTTTGATTACAAATTTTTCTTTGATGATGTGTTTCAATATGTTAATAAGGTGTTTATAAAAACAAACAATGCAGGATCAGGCAAAGGATATCCTGATTGGTTAAGGCCGTACTTGTATAACCCGGGTAGTGAAGGATTAGGCAAGCCATATAGAGCTTGGTATATATACATAACAAAAGAACAATGGCTAAATAATAGCAGTTAACGGAGTTAATATGACACAAAAACTTGAAGAGCTTTTAAATTTACCTGAATCTAAAGAGATTATTAATAAAGAAAAAGCCGAAAAAGCAGAAACAGCAATACTTGATCAAAAAGAAACTAAGCGTGACATAGCAGAGTTTGATAAAATTGCAAGTGCATTACCAGCAGTAAAGGGCTTAGGTGAAAAAGCAGATGCAGAACTTAATGATATCGCAGAACGTGCTTTACAGAGTTATGAAGACCTAATGGATTTAGGCATGAATGTGGAGAGTAGATATAGTGGTAGAGTTTTTGAAGTGGCTGGAGGAATGCTTAAAACATCTCTTGATGCCAAAGTCGCAAAGATGGACAAAAAATTAAAAATGATTGAACTACAACTTAAAAAAGAAAAGCAAACTCAGTCAGATACTAGTGATAATGGTAATATTGTTAATGGTCAAGGGTATGTTGTTACTGACAGGAACAGTCTATTAGAAAAGCTAAAAGGTATGACATAAGATAAATACATTATAAGGAAATGCATATGAAATCGTTTACAGATATATTATTAGAGTCTAAAAAGACTTATGAATTTAAAATAGGATATTGTGGTGCTTTGCCCGAAGGCTTAGCAGATAGAATAGAAACCTGTTTAAAAAAGTTTGATTTAACTAGCATGTCGGCAGGTAAGAAAACACCAATACAAGAACGTCCATTGGACTTTCCACAAAGACAAAATTGTGAAGTTACTTATTGGGAATGTGAAATGAATTACCCAACTACTTCGCACGTATTGCAAGAATACATTGCAGACTGTTGCGGCTGTGATCAAGCAGATTTTATAATTCGAAATGCAAACGACCCTAGAGAAGAATATCAAGAACCAAAAAGTGATGCACCTTATGAATCAATATTAGACACTGAAGAAATGGAACAAGCTGATCCAGATGCACAAGATAAAGTGGGCGGAAACAGAATAATGGACCTTCTTAAAGAACTAGAAACTGTACGTGCAGAGCGTAACATTGACGCAATCAACGGAACACCAAAAGGTGAAAGTGCAGATATCGGCGCAACAGAAAATACAAAAAGCCCAATAGGAGGTACACAATGAAGGACTTATTAGATAAGTTATACGCAATAGAAAAAGACTTAACAGTCATTAATGAGTCAACAGACCCTCTTAATGAAGTTTCGTCAATGAACATATCAATGACAGGCGACAACGCAGACGAAGTTGCTCAACTTTTAAACATAATGAGAGCTGGCGGCGATGTAATGCCTAGGCCAGAAATGCCTAAAGCTCCGTCACAAGATATGGACATGCACAAAGCATTAAGTATTATGGGACCTCCAGGAGGCCCAGACATGGACGGCGGAGATATGGAACTAAAAGGTGCTGATGAAAAAGCTACTGAATGGGCCAACTCACCAGATGAACAATATATGGATCATAACTATATGACTCAAGACTTAGCAGGCGGTATTAATCGATCTAAGTCACAACACAAACCGGCAGCCGACGGAGACAATCCAATGGCAGTCGAAGGTGGATTTAAAGATAAAGAGATTGAAATACAAGACGCTCTACATGGTTTTGCAGAAGAATTACAAAAAGGAATGCACAGCTACGATAATGTTGTTGATGAACTTAACGATATGTTTGACGATGTTAAAGCCAGCAATGATAAAATATCAATGAATGCATTTAAAGTACTTAGAAGCCTTGAGCCTGAAGATTTTGGTGACGGTGAAGGCGGCGGTCCAAACCGTGCTTCTTCAATTGCACAAGATGCTATGGATATCATTGATGGCGGCGATGATGACGAATACGATCACCTTCCTAAAATGGGTGAAGGTGGCGGTCATGATATGGATTGTGATGCATGCGACGGCAAAGGAAACAGTGCAGGCGAAGAATGTGACAAATGTCACGGTAGTGGCGAAGCTGGCCCAGGCGAAGATGATTATGGTAATGAGTCGGTGGATGCACAAATTGAAGCAATTAAAAATGAGCTGTATGCGGCACTTAAACAAAAGCAAGGTGGCGGTCTTGAAGAAGACGACATTGAAGAAGGTAGCATTAAACTTATGCATAAGTTACATGGCGAAGGTAAAAGTCATGAACAAATTGCAAAACAGTTAAACATGGAGCCAAGTGAAGTAAAAGCGGCAATGGCTAAAACTGAAATGTCTGAAGCAGACGGCGAAGAATATGAATGTGAATATGAGTATTACGGCGACGATGGCGAATCACAAATGGGCGAACTACATTATAAAGTTGTAGGCGGCAAAGTAGATCCTAACTCACTTAGAGGAACAGCAGATCCGTATAGCTCACACAATGGTATGAATGCTAAAGTAGATGACGATATGGCAGATGAAGAAGTGGCTGTAGGAGGCCAGGGTCATGAAGAAGCAGTTATGTATGCTCAATCCGATTATGATGACGAACACGCTGGCAAGGAAGGTACTTCATATAGTATTAGAGGTAAGACTCCTGAAGCTGATGCAGAACTAGCAAGAATAGCTAAAAATGCAGGCGTAAATATGAGTGAAGCCAAAGACGATGACGGTATGGACGAAGCAGGCTGTAAAAGTAAAATGAAAAAACTTAATGCAAGCGGTTGTTCAAAAAACGAAATGTATAAAAAAATTAATGCAGAATACGGTTGTGGTAAACAAAAGTTTGAAAAACTATACGCAAGTAGTTGCGGATCACATTAATACCCCTCAAATATAAAACTCAATAGCGTCTTCGGACGCTATTTTTTTGAGTAAATAGTATTATGAGCATGTGGGAAGTAGAATGAGTAAAAGTTTAGACGGTGTCTTAATTAAAAAGGCAAATAAACAAGAAACATTTAGCGAAGAACAAGTACAAGATCTTATGAAGTGTATGGATCAAAAAGACGGGTATGATTATTTTGCACGTAATTTTGCAACTATCCAGCACCCTGTAAGAGGAAAGTTATTGTTTGATCCATATGAGTATCAAACAAGATTACTTCAAAGTTATCACAACCATCGCTTTAATATTAACATGCTACCAAGGCAAACAGGAAAGACAACCTGTGCGGCAATTTACTTATTATGGTATGCTATGTTTGTACCAGATCAAACTATTCTTATTGCGGCGCACAAATATACAGGCGCACAAGAAATTATGCAACGTATTCGTTATGGATATGAAATGTGTCCAGATCATGTACGTGCAGGAGTAACAAACTATAACAAAGGATCAATAGAATTTGAAAACGGTTCACGTATTGTTAGTGCTACAACAACAGGCAATACAGGACGTGG